TACCCAGCGTGCCGGTGAGGCCGCCGCCGACGATGCTGCGGCTGCGGAACACGCCCAGCGCATTGGCCACCGCCAGCGCCGCGGCCACGTAGGGCACCGCAGCCGCCACAGAGGCACCGGCGCCCATGGCACCGCCTGCGCCGGCCGTGGTGGGGCCCATCAGACCCGGGGCCAGCGTGGCGCCTTTCATGCCCGCGGAAAACGCCGTGAGGGCGCTGCTGCCGAACATGGTGCCGGCCGTGCCGATGACGTTGGCAATGCTGCTGGTGAAGCTGCCGGTGATGGCGCTGCCCAGCGTGGCCAGGCTGTTGATGCCGCCCAGCGTGTTCATCGCCCCGGCCGGGCCGCCCATGCCGCCACCGAAGGCGCCGACGATGGGATTGACGATGGCCTGGATGACCGGCCGCAGCACCATGGTGCGGAACAAGCCCTTGATGTATTCCCACGCGGACTTGCCGCCTTGCATCAGGGCGTCAGACAGGCTCTGGCCGATCTGGTCGGCGGTGCGTTGCCATTCGCGGGCAGCGTCCTCAGCGGCGCGGCGGTTGGCCTCGCGGGCGGCACTGTCGCCAATCAGGCTGGCAAGCTGCTTGCGGGCGTCGATCTCGCGCTGCACGGCCAGGTAGGGCTCGCTGCCTTCCTGGTACTGCGCTTGCTTCTCTTCAAGCCGGGCGATGGTGACCAGCTCCAGCGCTTCGGCCAGGCTGATGTTCAGGTTGGCCACCAGGTCCGCGGCCTTGGCCTCGTCTTGCAGGCTGGTGATGCGGTCTTTGACGCTAGCCAGTGCAGCAGAGGCGCGGGCCGTTTCCGCCGCCTGGAACTCGGCAATGGCGCGTTCTTCGGCGCGGCGGGCATCGGCCCGGGCTTCCGCTGCCGCCTTGGCCGCCTTGAGGGCCTCTTGCTCGGCTTTCACCTGGCCCTCGGTGGCGGCCAGGTCGGCCACCTTGCCGTCCAGCACTGCCTTCTGCGCAGGCGTCAGCTTCAGCAGGCCCGAAGCGTAGTCCTGGTCGAGCTTGATCTTGATGCGCTGGGCTTCCGTCAGCGCCTGGCCCTGCGTGAGTTCAAGCTGGCCGGCGCTGATCCGTTCTTCAATGCTGACGCGCAGCTTGTCGTAAGCCTCCTGCTGTTTGAGCAGCGCCGCGGCGGCCTCTTCGGCGGCCTTGCGGCGGGCTTGTTCGGCGGCGATGTCGATCACCGCGGGCTTGGCCGGGTCTGCGGCCCCCGGCACTGCTGTGCCGCGCCCGCCGCCCTCGCGTGCCAGCTGCTGCAGAAGGTACTGCTCGCGGGCAATCGCGATCTCCAGGCGCTTCTGGTACTTTTCCACTTCGGCAGCGCGGCGGCCGAAGAGGTCGGGGCCTGAGCGGTTCTGCAGCTCGTTGACGATATCGCGGTAGGTGCCGATCTCTTTGACCGTGCTGGCCAGGTTGGCGTTCAAGGACTTGTATGGATCGACGTTCAGCCCGATGTCCAGCGTGGCATCCCAAAAGCTCTTGTAGGCCTTGGCTCCGTCGTTCAGTTGCTGGATGAGTTGCGTGAGCGAGGGCAGCAGGTTGCTCACAATGGCTCGCGCCGCGTCGGTGGAGTTGGCCTGGAAGGCAAACAGCTGCTTGTTGAACTTTTCAGCCTCAGCCGCCTGCTGCGCGGTGACGCTGGCATTGAGTTGGCCCGCCTCAGCCAAGTCCTTCAGGAACGGCGCGGCCTCGCGCACGCTCTTGCCGAACAGCTCCTGCACGATGCGGGCCTTGTTGCCGTCGTCGGCAAAGCCGGCCAAGGCGCGGGCGGTTTGCTGCAGGGCTTCGGCGGGGTCGAGCTGGCGCAGCTTGGCGGCCTCCAGGCCGATGGCCTGCAGGGCGATGCTGACGCCGTTCTTGCCGTCTGCCTCCTTCAGCGAGTTGTTGAACTTGACCAGCATGCTGCCCACGGCGTCCAGGCTGGCGCCGTTGCGCCGTGCCACCTGGTCAAGCTTGCTGATTTCCTCGATGCTGGCGCCCGTGGCGTCCGCCAGGTCGTTCATGGCGTCGATGGCGTTGGTGGTGTTGCGCACGAAGGCCACCAGGCCACCCACAGTGAAAGCGCTGGCCAGCGCAGGGGCAAAGCCCGCCAGGGCGCTGCGCACGGTTTCCACCCGGCCGGCCAGGCTGCCCAGGCTGTTCTGCACCGCGCCCAGGCCGCTGGTGACGGCGGCGGCGCCGTCCAGGCTGAGCTTGATGCCGATCTGCGAAGTGGTCATGCGCTGCAGCTCTGGTTGGCCTCACAGCCCGCGCGGTGGCGCGGGCGGGCCGGGGTTTTGCTGGGCTGCGGCTTCGCGCTCGCGCCGGTCGGCCCACACGTCCAGCGTGGCGCGTTCAGCGGCCTGGATGCCGCGCCAGATCTCGCGCCGGGCTTCGGCGCCGCCCTCGATGTCTTGCTCTTCCAGGTAGGCGCGCACGCCCGCGTAGTCCAGCCCCGTGGGGCCGGCCATGCCGACGCGCCACTGGGTGTTGACGCCTTGCCAGCATTCCCAGGCCACCACGTTGTCAGGCCACAGGTAGCTGGTGCGCTGGGGCTGTGTTTCCGCTTCGTCCGCCCCCAGGCCCAGGCCGGCCAGGGCTGCGCCCCAGGCACTGCCGGCGTCAGGGAGCGAGGGGCGTTCATGGGTGCTGGTCTCGGCAAGTTCGCGGGCCAGCGCGGCTAGTTTTTTTCCTTCGCGCCCACCTCGGCCAGGTAGGTGCGGAAGGCCACCACGCTGACGCCCGGGATGCGGCACAGCTCGCGGTAGGCGGCCTCGGTGAAGGCCATGGGCTTGTCTTCGGCGTCCCGCACGCCCTGCCAGTCTTCAATGACTTCCAGCATGAAGTCCACCACGCTGGTGTCGTCCGAGTTGGGGCCCAGCTTGGCCTTGATCTGGTCTTGATCCAGGCGGGTGCAGGTGAGGGTGAAGTCAAAGGGCTGGTCGCGGCCCTCTTCGTCCTTGATGGTGCCCTTGACCTTGAATTTCAGCTTGTTGCTGACGATGATCTTGATTGCCATGAGATGCCCGAAGTTGCAAACATCGCCCGAGGTGGGGGAGCGCGGCGGGCACGTTCGGGGCCGACGTGCCAGGGCAGCGGATTGCGCTGGCCCCTGCCGCGCTGATCGGCGCCGCGCCGGTCAACGCCCTGGTGTGGGTGGGTTGATCGGCGCGGCTGCAGTCGCGCAGGATCAGGACGCGTAGCTGACGAAGCGGCCCAGCATCGTGACGGCGGCGTTGACCTGGTTGGCCTGGTTGCGCGCCATCGTGGGGGCTTCGCTGATCGACATGTAGCCGTAGCCGTAGGCCGTGGCGCCGCCAGACAGCACCATCTTGAAGGCAGTCTTGCTCAGGCCGCGGGCGATGTCCAGCATGGCCTGATAGTTGGCGTTAGCCGGGTCATGGCCCAGCGTCAGCGTCAGGCTCAGGGCGTTGAAGCCGGTGGGCACGTTGATGTCGTTGCGGCGGGCCAGCGGGCTGATGGTGGTGAAGCGTGCGTCACCGCCCGAGGTGCTGATGGACAGCACTTGCGGGATTTCCGTCCAGTTGCTGAGCTTCTGCGCAGATCCGATGCCGGAGCCGGCCGGGTAGAAGCTGGTGTTGCTGGCGTTCAGGCCCAGCAGGCTGAAGGTGTCAGCGGTCAGTTGATCGACCTTGAACACGGAGTCCGTCGCGTCTTCCCAGCCGCTGGTCAAGAGCACTTCGTCGCCATCGGCGTAGCCGTGAGCCACGCTGGTGGCCACGGCCGGCGAGGCGTTGGTCAGTGCCGTCAAAGTCTTGGCGGCGGCGAGGGTGTTGCTGAAGTAGAACTTCGAGCCTTCGGGAAAGTAGTAAGCCATGATGATTCCTTTGCGGGGGCGGGATGGAGTGGGTGGTTACAAAGCCCCGGACGGGGCGCGTTGGCGGGCGGTGAAGAGGCTGACGGCGCAGACGCTGGCCTCACCATCGGCGTCTGTGTCGAACGTGACCTTGCGCGGCACGATGGAGAGCACCACGCCGCTGAGCGTGGGATTGGCGGCCAGGCGGCTGTGCACGGCCTGCAGCACCGCATCCACCGCCACGTCGGGCGAGGTGGCGGCGTTGGTGCGGGCGTAGCACTCCACGGCAATGAGGGTGGACCAGCTGACCACGGGGCCCGCCAGTTCGTCCTCTTCGACCGAGGATTCCACCGGCCGCACCACCACCATGCTGGTGTGCTGTGCGGCCATGGGACGCAGCCGGGCGCGCAGCACCTGGTCTGCCACCGCCGGGGCAGCAGCCAGGGCCGAGACCACGGCGCCCACGGCGTCAGCGATGAGCGTGCTCATGCCGACGCCTCCAGCAGCAGGCGGCTGACGCCCGTGCCATCGGGCTCATGCGCGGCGATGACGTAGGACACCGCTGCCACCACCGCGGCCTTGCCCACCGGCGCAGCGGGCACGCTGGTGGTGGGCAGGGTGAGCGTAGGCTGCGCGGTGGCCACGCCGGTGACGCCCACATCGCCCAGGGCGAAGCCGTTGTCGAAGATGCCGCGCACGGCCTGGCCGTTCACGGTGGCATCCACCGCGAAGTCGGCCAGGTAGGCGTTGTGGTCTTCGACGAACATGCTGGGCCCTGGGTGCGTGGTGCCGTCAGGCTCAGGTGGTGAGCGCGTCCACCATCGTGGCGAAGCTCACCACGTTGCGCAGCTGCACGTCCACGTCTTGCAGGGCCACCACGCGCACGGTGCCGGCGGTGCTGCCGGTGTAGGGGTCGACCATCAGGTCAAGCGAGCCCCACATGCCGATTACCAGGTCGGCAAAGTTGCCGTAGATGATGGCCGAGCAGACGGCGCCCGAGGTGCCCTTGACCAGGTTGGACGGCACGGCGTTGGTGACGGCGGTGCGGTAGCCGTTGACAGGCGTATCGCCCTGCTCCCACACAAAGCCGTTCTGGCCGCTGACCTTGCTGGTGCTCTTCAGCTTGCCGCGCACCTTGGCGTTGGTCAGGTAGGCCAGCGTGCCGATGTCGGCGTTGGCCACAGCCACGTCAGACTCCAGCTGGATCATGTTGGCCCAGGTGGGGGCTGCGCCGTTGGTGCCGCCGATGACCGAGGCGGTCACGCGCGTCAAGATGCCGCTGGGCTGGTTGCTGGCGCCGCTGCCGTTGATGGCGGCTTGCTGGATGGCCAGGCCGAGGATGGTGGCCAGGTCGTTCTGCACCATGGCTTCCACGTCCAGGCTGGACTGCAGCAGCAGGCGGCGGCTGATGTCCGTGAACGCACCCACCGTCTTGGGTGACAGCGTGACCTGGGCAATGGTCTGGTCGCTTTCGGTCGGCGCAGTGTTCTCAGCCACCCAGTAGGCGGTGCCGGTGCCGCTCAGGCGCGGGATGGCGATGTTGCCCACCAGGCCCGTCAGCATGCGCGTGCCCAGGCCGCTGATGACCATGGCGTTGCGCAGCGCGTCGATGAAGCTGCCACCCAGCAGATCAGTGGCCACCAGGTTGCCGCCGGCGGTGGCGGTGGTGACGTTCAGGTCACGCTTCTGGATCTCGTTGGGCACCATGAAGCCGCGGGCTTGCTTGCCCAGCTTGGCGGCGGCGGCCTCAGAGCACTCGCGCTCGAAGGCGGCGGCGCGCTGCGCGGCGGCGTCACCCGGGTTGGCCAGCGCGTTCAGCACGCGCAGCATGGAGTACCGCTTGGTTTCGCGCTTGTCCAGGCCGATGTCGGCCGTGGGCAGCGGGGCGCTGGCCAGCTTGGTGAGGGCTTCGGCCTGGAACTGCTCAGTGGTCAGGCCGCGCTGGATGGCGTCCATGGCCATCTCGGCGCCGCCGGGCAGGCCCTTGGCGATCTTGGAAATCTCTGCGGCGTGGTTGCGCGCGTCAACGGTGGTGACATCAGGCACGATGTGCTCCTTCGAGGGGGTGGTGAGGGTGGGTGCGGCTGCCGCAGCGGGGGCGGTGGCCGTGGGGTCTGCATCGGGGCCTGTGTCCCGCGTGGATTCCAGGCTGCGGCCGACGCCGACGGTGGGGTCTGCTGGCACGGACACCAGCGACACCTCGAAGGGCTCCCAGTCGGTGACGCGGAAGGTTTCCACACCGTCCCGCTCTTCAACCAGTTGCGCCTTGTGGATCATGTAGCCAACGCTCACGTTGCGGCGGATGCCGTCACGAACGTCCTGCCACACTTCCTCCGCGCGTGCGCTTTTTCCGAAGCGCACGACGGCACGGGCAACCCTGTCCGCGCCGATCTCGACGGATTCGATGACGCCGACCACATCACGCGAATCGTGGTCGACGAGCAGATTGGCCCCGGTGCGCAGGCGCGACTGGCGCATGGCCTGGGGCGTGATGTCCAGAATTTCGATGCCCCAGTAACGCTCATACGGCGTTTCGCTGGCGAATGCCAGGCTGGCGGTGCGGGCCTCTTCGTTGATGGCTGCGCGCTCCACCTGCAGGGCGCGCTCGGTGCGGCCCTTGGGCAGGGCGCGTTGCAGTGAGGGGGGGAGCTTGCTCATGTGGCGCACTGTGCGGCGCCTGATGTCAAGCGCGTAAGGCACGCGGCTTGACAATGCGCAACAGTGCGCGGGCCTCAGTGGCCGAGGAAGACGAGCTCGTCTTGGCGCTGCTTGCGCGGCCGGCGCGGGCGCACCGGCAGGAAGGGCGCATCACGCCAGGGGCGGTTGCTGAAGCCGCCGAAGGTGGGGGGCGAAGGCTGCGGCGTGGCCGCCGTCATCACGCCCGTGGCGCTGAAGGTGATGAGCGCGGTGCCCGCCATCCAGCCCGGGGTGACGCCGGCATCGGCGCCGAAGTAGTCGCCGAAGTAGTCGCCGAAATACTGGCCGCTGTACGGGCCGGGCGTGCTCACGCGGGATCGACCGCCGTGACCGTGCGGGCGCCTGAGCTGTAGGTGGCCTCCACCCGGTCGGTGTTGCCGTCCTGGCTCTTGAAGACCATGGTGCCGCTTTCCAGGCAGGTGGCGTCACCAGCGTTGACGGCCAGCAGGATGCGCATGACATCGCGCAGGGTGAGCGCGCCTTCGACCGTGCCGAGCAGCGGATCAGCGGCTGAGCCTGCGCTGTTCAGCAGTTCACCCATGCTGCCGCTGGCGTTGTACGTGTTAGCCACGGCGCTCCACACCGCGTCGGCCAGGCTCTGCGGGCTGAGCGGGGTGTTGCTGGTGGCCTCGCCCGTCATGTGGCCCACGGCGTAGGCCGGGGCGCTGGCGCTGAAGCTGAACGACGCCGCGCCGGTCAGGTTGGCGATGGCGCCGATGTTGGCGCCGGCGCTGATGCTGAAACTGGCCGACCCCGTGCCGCCCACCGTGGCCCGCAGGATCGGGTTGTTGGTGGTGATGCTGAAGGTGGCCGATCCGGTGGCGTTGACGATCAGCCCGCCGACCGCGCTGGCGTCGAAGGTAAACGTGGCCGCGCCCGTGGCCTTCAAGCCGCGCACGCCTACCGCCTGGGCAGTGACCGACAGCGAAGCGTTGCGCGACGACATGCGCCCCGCCCGCAGCGGCATCAGCCACGACGCTGGGTGATACGTTCCGCTGGGGATGCCCGCCAGCCGACCGAACGCGGCGGTCGAGTTGCGCCGGATGCCCCACAGCGGCTGCATGGAGGTCTGCAACGCAACGCCAGTTACCGTGCCGATCATGCGGCCCGGAAATGCCGAGAACGCTCCGTTGACGGCGACCGGCGACTGTCCGTTGAAGCGCAGGGCCATGCGTTAGCCCCAGGCGTACCTGTTGACGCCGAAAAAGTTTGTGTTTGCCGGGGTCGCCGCGCCCGCGTAGGCCAACCAAGACAAGCAGGCGTTCTTGCTCGCGCTCTCCTCTTGGATCAGCGGCAACGACGGAAACTGGTTGAGCAAGTCGCGCTCGGACAGCAGGAATTGCGTCGAAACTTGCAGTTCCATGATCGGTTTGCACAGCACCAAGTTGGTGAACGTGCTGGCGGTTCCGTTCGCGGCGGTCTGCTGCCAAGACTGCACCGACCGAATGCCCGTGTCGCCGCTTTGCAGCGGAAGGAATGGGCCTATGTTGTTGGCGGCTGTTCCCGAGTGGTAAATGTGGCTGTTGACCGCCGACACCGTGGCCGCGACGGTCTGCGGCAGGCTGCGCGAGCCGACGTTGGCTTGGTTCGTGTAGTTGATGAGCATGTTGTGGGCGCTGGCTCCGGTCGTGGCTGGTGCCACCACGCTGTAAGCCATGACGCCCTTGCCGTCCGTGTAGCGCGGCAGGGTCAAGGTGTTGGCTAGCGTAATTGCTGAACCGGTGTTCCCGTCGATGCGGGCATAGCAGCCCAACAAGTCAACCAGCAGCAGCGTTATCGGCACCGTGGTGGCGCCCGCCGTTTGCGCCGACACCGTGAGCAGATGCTTGGTGACACCGGAGCCGCTGACCAGATCACCCGGCCAGATGCAGCCCTGCATCGACGCATCGTAGGGCATGAACCTGGGCGACTGGCCGTTGGTGCCACCAGCGATCACGATCAGGTTGTCCACCGTCATCGTCTGGCCGCTGGCGGCGGTGATGGCGATGGTCTGCGTGGGCGAGGCGCCCGTGGTCACCGCCAGCGTCGAGGTGGTGGCGGTGGTGATCGAAGCCGAGGCGGTGCCACCGATGTCGATGGTGATGCCGCCCGTGCCGGTGGGCGCCGAGGTGGTGACGATGACGGTGTAGGTGGTATTGGCCTCGATGGTTGCCAGCGGCGTCTGCGTCAAGGCGCCCGCTGTGCCGGCGGTGTGAACTGCGGTGCCGGCCACGTTCCAGGCCCAGCCGCCCGCGCCGAAGCCGGACCATTCAGCCGTCGAGTCGAAACCCCAATTCCGAACGTAGTTGCCGTGGTAGCCCTGGCCTCGGTCACCCGCGCCCAGGAGCAGGTCGTACCACCGGCCGGCGGTCATCACGGTGGGCGTTATCTTGTTCCAGGGCTGCGGCCAGATTTGCCCGTTGGTGGTGACCTTGGCAATCAAATCGTCGTATGAGGCGAATCCCATGATGTCAGTCCCTTACAAATGCGATGTGCCCGCGAGTAACGCCGGACGCGGTGCCGTTCGCCATCGGGCAAACGATGTGGTTGAGGTAAGCGCCCGCTGGCACAAACGGGGGCACGCGGTTGCGCGGAAACTCCAGTTCGTAAGGCGTGATCGTGTCGTAGACGGGCGCCTCCAGTATCGGGCGAACCAGCACGAACGCGCAGAAGCCGCCCGAACTGTTCAGCACTTGCACGCCGGTCAGTTGTCGCACGTCCGTCGTGCCCGCACCCAAGGGGACGAATGGGGCCGCAAAGCCCGACGTGACGCCCGTGGCGCTGCTGAAACAGTTGATGTGCCCCGCCGCTGGGGTGGCGTTGATCCAGAACGGAACCGTGGTGCTGACGCCATTGCTGCCCACATAGTCGAGCACCACCTGGGTAGGCGACGGCGCCGTCTGCGGGATGGTGGTGACCACCATGAGTCGGGTGCCCGAGGTGTAGCGGCTGGCGAACGTGCTGTTGTCGAACCCCTGGGGGTCCGTGCTGTCCATGTCCACCAGCGGGTAAAAGCCGCAGTAGTCCAGCAGCAGCGCGTTCCCCGGCCAGATGCCGCTGCCCACGCCGCCCCCGCCGATGTTGTACCGGCTGATGAAACTGTCTCCGCCCAGGCCGGCGTTGATGCCGTTGTTGGAGCCGCCCACCATCGGCGTGTAGGTCAGCGCGTCTCCGACGTAGGGGTTGAACTTGGGCGTGCCCGCCGCCATTGACAGATCAAGCCAAAAGCCCGAGGCCGTGGTGACCGGGCTGGCCGTCTTGTGCCAATGCTGGCGCCACACCCGGTTGGAATCCCAGGAGTTGGCGAGGTCGGCAACGCTACGGGGCATTGGTCACGGCCTTGGCGGCTTCGGGGGTGGCGATGATGGGCGCGTCCAGGTGTTCGCAGGTACGGAAGAACCGACCGTTGTAGGCAATCACCGGCTCGGCGCATTCGCCGCACCGGAACAGCGGCGCCTGCATCTGCGCGTCCGCTGCCTGCTGGGCCGCTGGGCTCATCTCAGTCAGCCGACACGGACAGGTCGCCCGGGGCGAACTGCGGCTGGATGCCTGACGATACGTTCAGCGTGCTGCCCAGCGCACCGGAGATCATCATGTTCACCGCGCCGCTGGCAGTGTCCACGACGGCGAAGTGCGTCAGGGCGCTGGTGCCGCCCGTGCAGACGGGCAGTTGCATCAGCACGGCGTTGTTGAAGGTCGATCCATTGTCCGTCCAGGCGCTGGACTTGGTGATGGCCAGCCGGGCATAGCCGGTGTAAGCGGCTTCGTTGGTGAGCGATGCGGCCTCGCCGGGGTCGGCGGTAAAGGCCGCGAGGTACTGCGTGGAGCCGGCCCGGTAGGACGGGTCCGTGCCCTGCAAGAACATCTTGAGCGCGGCGTTTTCGGTGGCGTTGGACAGTGACATGGCGGGGGCTCCTATGCGTTCGTGTAGGTGGTGACCGTGCGCGTGATCTCGTCGTTCTCGTCACGCTCCACCACCTGCACGGCCTGCGTGGGGTGGGTGTTGTGGACGGTGACGGGCGCGGGCTCGACCTGGTTGATGACGGTGACGACCGGGGCCTGGGCGCGGGCTTCGGGAATGACGGCTTCGATGTGCACCTGGGGCTCGGGCGTTTCAATGTGCGCTTCCAGCTGCACATCGGCCTGGCGGATGGTGATGGGGGCGTGCACCGTCACCTGGCTGGCGGGCTGCTCCAGGCGCACGTCAATGCGCTGCGGCGCACGCTCTTGCGCGGCCTGCAGCGCGCGGGCCATGGCGTCCATGGCGGTGGCGATGGGGTTGGGGCTTTCGGCGGCGCGGCCAGGCGCGGGGTCTGCGGCCTGGGCGGCTGCAGCAGCCGGAGCGCCGGCGCCAGGCGTGGCGTCGTAGGCCGTGAGGCGCACGCCGAATTCGCTGGCCAGGGCCTGGGCGTCACGGATGGCGG